CAGTTTCTTGTGCAATGACTATGATTACTAAAATCAAAGCTATTGTGTGTATCGGAGCAGCAGCATACGGATGTTATCGCGCTTATGACAAGTGGTTTAGTGCTAAGGCTAGGATTATTAAGAAAGCTGCCAAAGTTGTGGAGACTTTGAAAGATGAAATGAAAAATGGATTTGATTTAGAAATTGACGATGTCACAGACGTCGTTAGTGTCAATACTATTGATTCCATTGACGTTGGTAGCAAAATTAAGAGAAAGCCAAGGGCTAAGGCACCTTTTCGATCATGGTTGGTGAAGATTGGAAAAGCTAAGTTCGGCACTCCAAAACGTACTGAAGGGAACAGATTGTGTGTCAGGAAATACATGTATGATCATTGTGTTGAACATGGTGTTATTGCTAGGCACATATGGGAAAATGTTGACATCGCCACAGAAATGGTCTTCGTTCCAACTAAGTATGAGATGGAGTGTGCGGCCGTACAGCACGTACAAGGCGTAAAAGATGCTCAGAGAATTTATAAGGCATTAGGCGGACCCCTCCCAGGGTCGGCTTGATGGGGCCCAGAATTAGGGGTGGGGTTTGACACGGTTCCCGGTCAATACCCTGGAGTAACACCCCAACTTTCGGGAGTCCACAAGGCACGCAAGTATTTAACTATGAGTCGATTCTTGCGCGGCCATAACATGCAGACTCATAACAACTCATTAGCCAACCTCAGGCGAGGGGTTGGTGAAAGAGTGCTGTACACAGACAAAAATTTGACACTACCTACACAACCTGTCAACAATGTCTTTACAGCTAGATGTGGCGTTGATCTCGCTACAATTGCACGCGGTATCGGTCGGCAATCCCCTGTGTCTCACAACCAGTTTGTTGAGTACTACAAGGGACCACGCAAACTGTTTTACCAAAGAGCAGTTGACAGGCTGGCTATTAAAGCAGTCTGCCCACGCGACGCACATCTTAAGACTTTTATCAAGGCAGAGAAACTCAATTTTACAATTAAAAATGATCCTGCACCGCGTGTTATTCAACCGCGGTCAGGTGAATTTAACGTTGAGGTTGGGTGTTATCTAAGGCCTATTGAACATAAAGTGTATGATGAGATAGACAAGTTATTTTCTTCTCCTACCATATTTAGCAAATACAATAGTAAGCGACAGGCTGAGCTTATACGCGATAAATGGGATTCTTTCGCTAAGCCTGCTTGCGTTGGCATCGACGCCTCCAGATTTGACCAGCACTGTTCCGTGCAAGCCTTAGAATTTGAGCACGACCTCTATAATTCGATTTACGGTAGTCGCAAGCTCAAACGATTGTTGAAGTACCAGTTGAACAATCACGGAATAGCGCGAGGGAATGATGGTTGGTTTAGATATTTTAAACGTGGATCAAGAATGTCAGGTGACATGAACACATCAATGGGCAACAAGTTGTTGATGTGTTTGATGGCACATGCTTATATCAAAACGAAAACGTTTAAAATTGAATTTGTTAATAATGGTGACGATTGTCTGTTGATACTCGAACGCAAAAACTTACGACACCTCGCTGATTTAGAGGTCTATTTTAAAGCATTCGGGTTCAAAATGGTTCGAGAAACCCCGGTTTATGAATTTGAACAGATTGAGTTTTGCCAAACTAAACCTGTGATGACCAGCAATGGTTGGATCATGGTGAGGAATGTCATGACTTGTTTGTCTAAAGACGTTACTTGTGTTAATCTCGGCCATGATGTGGAATTGTATCGGGTTTGGCTCAAGAAAATTGCCAGTTGTGGTGTTACACTGAACAAGGGTGTACCAATACTACAGGAGTTTTACAAAATGCTTGACAGGTTCGGAGTAGAGGGCAACCTCCACTCTGGTGCCAAGTTCGAGTGTGAATACAACTGGCATAACAAAATGGTTAAAGGATTGAAGACCTT